GGTGCCAGCCCCAGTCGATGAGCTTGCCGGTGTATGCCTGGATGGCGAAGCGGTCGGGCTCCTGGGGAGCGCCGTCCTCGCCCTGGGCCGCGAGGGTGATGTCCACGGCACCGGCCAGGTGCAGCCGGTTCTCGTCGACCACGGCGGCCATGCGGGCCTGGTTCCAGTCCGCCGCGCAGGCGGCCAGGGCCTTGTCCTCGCTCATGCCCGCGTCGCGCTTCTCGCGCGCGCAGCGGCCGAGCCAGTCCTGTTTGCTCTCGCCCTTCTTAGGAGGCATTGGCGTTCTCCTCGTTTTGGTTGGTAGGTTTGGTGGCCGGGGCCGGGTCGCCGTAGAGTTCCTGCTCCTCGGATCGCTCGGCCTCGACCTCGTCCAGGTCGTCTCCACGGGATGCGGCAAGCCGACGGCGGGAGGTTATTTTCAGCTTGTTGAGCAGCGCGTCTCCGGCGTTGGCGTCCTTGAGCGGATCGACCCATTCCCAGCCAGGGGTCTGCCAGGTGACGGGGATGTCGAGTCCGCTGGCCAGGCCCATGCCCTCGGCCAGCCCGGAAAGCGCCAGGAACTGCAGCCAGGTGTTCCACACGGGCGTGCAGAACTGGCGCACCAGGAAGGCCTGCTGCTTTTTGAAGCCACGGCGCTCCTCCAGGGAGGCTGTCCGCGTTGACGAATAGGAGGCGTCGGACTGGTCGTTGGCAAAATTCTGGTAGCTCAAGCTGAGTGCAGTGGACGCGCCCCGGAGCTGCTGCTTGCTGTACGGCTCGTAGTTAGAGCCAGGGCGGCTAAAGCCGTCGCCGTGGATTTTGGTGCCGTGGGGCAGTACGTTGATGCTGCCGGTCTCCACGTGGGTGGGGATCTTGGCGCCGGGGATCTCCGGAGCCGGGGTGCCGTTGGGTAGGCCAGCGCCGCCAAGCAGTCCAGCGGCGTTTACATCCGGGTTGTTCGTCTCGATGAAGAAGCCGAAGGCGGAGGAAAGCCGGGCCAGGATGCGCTCCGAGTCCTGGTACTCGTCGTAGTCGTGCATCTCCATGATGACGGACGCCAGCCAGGAAATGCCGCGCGACTGCGAGGCGCGGGTGCGCTCAAAGGGGTGGATGATGCGCGAGGCATCGACGCGGACGCTTTTGCCCAGCGAGATGCTGCGCAGGCCGGTCATGCTCGCGCCGGGGTGCTCGGTGAACAGGTGGTAGGCCACGGGGAAGCCCTCGGCGTCGAACTCGATGCCGCGCATGGCCATGAAGCCGCTCTGCTGCACGCCGTTGACGCTGCTGTCCAGGTGGTCGGCCTCGAGCAGCTCCAGGCCCAGGGGCACGATGCCCGCGCGGTACAGCGTGGGGGACTCGTACAGGTGCAGAATGCACTCGCCGTCGATCCAGTTGTGGCGGAGGGTAAGCTCCTGCTTCTCGTAAAAGCGCACGCGCGGGTGCTCGGCCCATTTGCGGAAGATGGCCTCCATGGCGCGGTTGCGCTCGCGGTCCAGCTTCTTGTCCTGTTTGCGCAGCTGCACCTGGGGGCGGATGCCGGTGTCGCTGACCACGTTGTTGCAGATCTTGCGGATGGCGCCGGACACGTGGCCGGAGTTGCGCTCCAGGTCGCGGGCGCGGGCGGTGACAAAGGCCCAGTCCTTGCGGATCAGGTCGTCGGCTGTGGTGTTCTTGGGCCGCCAGTTGCGGTTGGGGCCGCGCTTGCTGCCAGCGGTGTAGGAGAGCAGGGCCTGGCGGCCACGAATGAAGGCCATGGCGGCCTGGGGATTGTGCAAGCCGATGATCTGCGCCTGGACGCTGGTGCAGAGATCAAAGACCCTGCGGCCCAGGGTGCGGGGGGCCGCGGCGGTGGGAGTGGCTTCGTACTCGTTCATCTGCGCCCCGCGAACACGGCCTGGCCGTTGCGGTTGCCCCGGAGGGTGGCGATGCGCAGCTCCAGGTCGCGGATGGCGGTGCGGATCTCGGCGAGGTTGGCCTTGGTGACCTTGCGCCCGGCGATCTCGTAGGACTGCGCGCCCAGGACGATGGCGTCCTCGGCGTTTTGGTAGGTCACTAGCTTGGCTTGCAGTTCCGTGAGTGTGGCCACGCAAATCCTCCGTAAGATTTGCGTCCGTTTTACTTCCGCACGGAAACGGAATGGAAGGGGGAGCGTGCTACGGGTAGCATTTTGCTACGCCGGGAATGAAACAGCGCGCCGAAATCGTTGGACTTCGGCACGCTGCGGCGGTGTGTTTTGGGGCGGAAAGTCTAGCTTACGGTCGTTGACATCCTTTTGAACCCGAGGGTGGGGAGTCCTGGGTCTTTCGTTATCCTCGGGAATCCAAGCGCGGCCTCCTCAAGCGCCCGTCCAACACGCCTGAATCCCTCCGCAAGCTGCCGAGTGAACATGTCCGACCATTCGCGCAACAGCTCAACGTCCTCGTCCGTGGCCCCCATGCCCCGGAGCTTATCTAAGTCCACGAGGCCGTGCTTCATGTATCGGTCCAAAAGATAAACGATGCGGGCAGTCTGCTCCGGCGTGAAAGACTTCCGTTCTGTCTGCATGACCTCACCCCTCTAGCTCAAGCGGATATTGATGCCTGCTTTCGCCTTATCGGCGCAGTCCTCACACAGCCAGACCTTTTCGCCGCCCAGCCGAAAGGCGATGCAGTTGATCTCTCGACGGCCGCCACCATGGACCCGGTCGACCGCGAACCTGAACAACCCCGGCTCAAGGGTGACAGCGTTGAACTCGCAATCCAAGTTGGCGCAGGCCTTCCGTGGATGGCTGGCCTCTTGCGTTGGCATCGGCACCATGCGGCCTTGCTTCTTGTCCCAGTACATCATGGTCCCGGCGGGGGTTGATGTTTCGGCCTCAAAAGACCAGAGCTTGATCGATCCGGTGACGGAGTATCCTGTTGAATTTTCCCAGGTCCGCAAACGGCTCATGAGCTCGAGGTCTTCACCCGTGGCACCGATCTCTTGCAACGTCTTTCCAGAATCTCTGCACCGGTTAAACAGCTCTTTGATGCGCGCAATTTCCTCTGGTGTGAATATGCTCTCCATGCTCTCCCCCTCTCGTTACTGTTCGTTCATATCCCTGATTCACGCCCTGGCGCAAGCCCCACCGGCATTGGCCTGCGGCTCCGGCTCGCGGTCCATCTCCACGCTCTTGATGCCCTGCTTGAGCACGGCCAGCAGGCAGCTTGGCGTGGTGCACAGGTGGAAGCGGATGCGCATGTTGCCCGACCATGCCAGGGTATTCCGCACGCGCAGGTTTTCCGCCTTGCAGCAGGGACACGTGGCCCCGGTCTTGGGCGAGTAGTCCACACCGGCCTGGGCCAGGATGATGGCGGCGGCGATGGCTTTCTTGCTGCTCATGGGCGGTGCTCCTCTCCGGTGTAGGGGTTCGGGGTCTGCGGGGCCGGGGCCTGGGCCCCGGACTTGGAAGCCTGGGCGGCGGCCTGCTTGCGCTGTTCCTCAATCTGGCAGAGCAGCTGCAAGCTGGGCGACCAACTGGCGTGGGCGGCGGCGAAATTCAGGCAGGCGCAGTCCAGGTAGTGGTTGTCCTTGCGCAGGCGCTCCCAGAACACCTGGCCATTGCGGCTACGCACCTGGCGCTCGGCGGCGAGCTGCTGCGCGAAGCTCTCCTCGCAGTCGCGGTGCAAGCGCAGCGGCTGCTTGGCGTCGGCCTGGAGGCGCGCATGCACCAGGGACTTGAAATAGTTTGGGTCCAGCGAGTAGAGCGTGAGCCCGCCGGGGATGGGCGCGCGGGAGCGGGGCATCTTGTCCAGCACGTTCCAGGTCACCGGGGTGAGCATCTGGCGGGATGCGCCCTTGGTGGCGAAGATGCGGTTCGGCGGCTGGCGGCGGATGAAGGCATAGGCCTCCTCCGTGCGGGTGAGCATGTCCTCGTCCGTCTTGCCGCCGCCGGTGTCGAGTGCGGCACGCCAGATGGGCAGGGCCGGGCCGCCGGACTCCTGGGGGTAGTAGGTCTCCCACGCCAGGCGGGTCACGTCCTCCCAGTCGCGCAGGCGGCCGTAGTCGATGACCGCGCACTCAAGCCCCGGCGTCCAGGCGGCCACCACGAACCAGAAGCCGTGCTTCTGCATGTCGATGCCAGCGGTCAAGGCCACGTAGCCACGCGGGATGGTGCGTGGCGCAAGGCCCGTGTCGCGCAGGGACAGGATGGCGCTCTCCTTGGTCTCCATCACCACAGGCTTGTACGGCTCGGCCCACATGCCGTTGGCGTAGGCCTGCTTGACGTCCGGGCTGTCGGTTGCCTCTGCTGCCAGCTTGGCGGCAAGGATCTCGGACAGGCTGACCGCGCGGGAGAGGATGGCCGGGAGGTGGAAGCCCACGCTGCGCGGACGAGCAACGGGCTCGATGCTGCGCCAGCGGCCAGCGGCCACGGCCACGTCGCGCATGTGGTCGGTCCAGAGATAGGCGCAGCACTGGCACTTGTAGCGCCCCAGGCCCTCGCGCTTGATGCGCTGGGGGTCTGTGGACTCGGTGAGGCAGGCCATGCCTTCCTCGGCCATGGGCTGGAACTCGGAGCAGGCCGGGCAGCGCACCTCGTAGCGGCGCAGCTCGTCCGCCGCGTGGGCGGCTGTCCAGATGCTCGACTCCTCGCCGCCCACGGGCTTGCTGACGCGCAGGATCTTGCGCTTGTGGCGGTATTGGCGCGTGCGCTCGATGAGGTCGACCACCGGCACGCCCGCCCCGGCGAACTGCTTGTACAGATCCTCCTCGTCCATGAACAGGTCCTGGATGGAGATGGAGGCGCGCTGGCTGGGCGACTGCGCGGATGCCAGGTGCAGGGCGGTGCCGTCGCGGAACAGGATGGCCCCGGAGCGGAACTTGCGCAGCAGGCGGGCCACGGGCCGGGTGCGGCGGAACAGGGGCTTGAGCTTGGCCTCCAGCACCTTGGCCAGGGCCGGATCGTCCGGCATGGAGAGCATGCGCGGGCCGGGCCGCCGGGCAACGCAGTAGCCCAGGCAGGCGTACATGATGAGCGTCTTGCCGCTTTGCGGGGTGCCGCAGACGAGCACCTCCTCCACGCTGGGCTCGGCCCAGGTGTCCATGATGCCCACGGCGTAGGGGGCGACGTCGCGCCGCCAGCGGCCGCCCGCGCCGGGGCCGTCGGGCACGATGAGATGCTCGGCTGCCCAGTCGGACGGCCTCTGGGGTGGCAGGCGGCGGTATATGTGCCGCTCGGGCGCGGTGAAGCGGAAGCGCATGGCTACCTCACTCACACAGGCCGCCAGCCAGAACGCACGTCGGGCTGGGCATGTGGGCCATCAGGTCAAAGGTTTTGCCGCCTCGTCTGGTCATGGACCATCGGGCCACGCCATCGATCTGCTGGGGCGTGGTGGCCGATGTATGTGACTGGTGGAAGAAGGTTGCCAGCTGGCCCTTACTGGCTTTGCGCACCAGCACCTCCCATTCGCGAATTTTGTCGATGGCCCAGGTGTGCTCACGAGCTATCAGGCGTAGTTCGGCCTTGTTGGCGTTGATGCAGGGGAAGCATCCGACACGCCCGAATCCCTGCGAGTAAAGCGGGTTGAGCGGGATGCCATGCCTGTGATGCATCGCAACCACATCCTGCACCGTCCAGGTGAGAAGCGGCCGGTAATCGGTCAGACCTTCAAGCTCTGGCGACGGTGCGCTCTCGGCATACTTCGAGCGGTTCAGGCTCTCGTCGGCGCGCACCCCCTGCCAAGACCAGACTTCGTGTCCGGCCAGGATAAGTGGCTCCTGAACTTCGGTGAGGATGGGCGCGCGCTTGAGAAATTCCGTGCAGAACTGCCTCTTGCGAGATGGAAACAGGCCCTTCCACAGGCAGGCGTCCAGGAACGGTGTTCCGCTGGGGTGCAGGGCATCCAATGCGCGCGCGATCTGCTCCGGCTTCCACCCGCGCCGCTCGGCGGCATCGCTTTGCAGCCAGGCCCGGCGCTTCTCGATGCGCCCGGAGAAGTCAGCGCGCACCGTGCGAATCTCCGGGCCGCCCGTGCGGCGCGGAAGCTCGGCCAGGTACTCGTAGACCGCCGGATGCTCGTTGCCGGTGTCCGCGAACACGGCCAGGAAGTCGCCCCCGGTACGCTCAAGGCACTCCAGGTAGGCAGCCGTGGAATCCTTGCCGCCAGAGGTGGAAACGACATCGATGCGGCTCACTCCTCCGCCCCCATATCCTCGGCCAGCTCCTCGCCGCCGGGTTCGTCGCCCTGGATCTCCGGCTCGTCGCCGGTGGTGAATTCGCGGTCCTGGGCCCAGGCGTCCATGAGATCGGCCGCAGTCTCGGCCCACCACTCCAGGGCCTCGGGCAGCTTGGCCTCGTCCCCGCCCACCAGCTGGATCAGGGCCGGGATAGCCCGCAGGCCGAAGGCCTCCAGCTCGTTGCGGAAGAACATGGCCCGCGCGGCCAGTTGGGCCTCGTGCTCGCTCACCCTCATGAGCTGGCCCTGCTCCTTCATGAATTTGAGCTCCAGGCGATTGGCCTGCACGTCCTTGAGCCGGGTGTCCGCCGTGATTTTCATGGTGGCGGCGGCGCTGCTCTTGGCGTCCTCGGCCCTGGCCAGGGGGGGCAGGTGCACCTGGGCATAAGCCAGCAGGGCGGAGGCCTCGAAGTGGCCGTCCGTGTTGGTGGCGATCTTCGGCCCGCCCCGCTTGCTGCCCTTCACGTCCTCGTTGAACTTGGACTTCTTGATCTTGAAGCCCTGGGCCGTGAGCCAGTCCACGGCGGCCAGCTGGGTCTTGAAGGTGAGGCCGGGGGCGGCGGGCTGGATCCTGGCGGCCTCGGCCTCCACGGCGTCCTTGGCAGTGTTGAAGGCCCGGACGTTCTCGGGTGATGCGTTGTCACTCATGCGGCGCTTCGCTTCCTCCTTGGCCTTGATCAGAAAGGCCAGGTCATTCTTCCCGCTCTGCGCCGCCAGGGCGAGGAGGTCTTGCTCACTGTGCATGAGCGGCCTCCTGATGCATGGCGGGCAGGGCCTCCGGGTGAGCGGCCAGGATGGCCGTCTGCCCGGTGTAGTCCTCCCACCGTTGCTTGATGACGTCGGCGAAGCGCGGGTCGAGTTCCATGGTGTTGCAGCGCCGCCCCATGCGCTCGGCGGCCATGAGCGTGGTGCCGGATCCCCCGCAGGGGTCGAACACCAGGCCGCCGCGCGGGCTGCTATTGGCCAGCATGCGCTCCACCAGGGCCACGGGCTTCATGGTGGGGTGCAATGCGCTGACGGCGGGCTTGGGAACGGAGAGGACGCTGGTGGCCAGCTCCTGCACGGTGACGCCCTGTCCCTGAATGAGCAGCACGGCGTCTCCGGTGGCAATCTGCCACTGTCCGGGCGCGCTCTCGAGCACGGTGGCCCCGGCGAAGTGCTCCAGGAGCGTGGTCTGCTTGCGGTCCGCATGCCAGGTGTGCCGGGCCGTGGGCTTCCAGCCGTAGAGGATGGGCTCGTGCTGCCAGTGGTAGTCGCCCCGGCCCAGGACCATCTGGTGCTTGCGCCAGATGAGGCAGGAAGCCAGCTTGAAGCGTGCGCGGGCGAAGGCCTGCCGGAAGGCCAGGCCGCCACCGGCCTCGGAGTGGGCCACGTAGATGGCGCCGCCATCGGCCAGGGCTGCCCAGGCCTGGGCAAAGAGCCCGTCCAGGAAGGCGTCGAACTCGGCGGGCGTCATCTTGTCGTTTTTGATCTTGCCCGCCTTGCCCTTGTAGTCCACGTTGTAGGGCGGGTCGGTCCAGACCATGTCCGCCGCCTCGCTGTCCATGAGCCGGGCCACGTCGGCCGGGCTGGTGCTGTCGCCGCAGAGCAAGCGATGGCGGCCCAGGAGCCACAGGTCGCCCTCTTTGCTCACTGGCTCGGCCGGGGGATCGGGCACGGCGTCTGGGTCGGCCTTGCCCGGCAGGGTGGCGCCCAGGATCAGCGCGTCCAGCTCGCGGGCGTC